ATTAATAAAATCAACAAAATTATTAACTAATTTTGATAAATTAGATGATATACGATTTTTAATATCATTTTCACTTATTAAATATGAACTAAATATTTTTTTTGCAAAAATTATATAATCTTTTGTTATATTAATATTTTTTTTTGTAATACTTATTTGTTTATAAGTTTCTAAAAAAGAAGTAACTATAATATCTGCATTATCTTCATTAGATGATTTATATAATAGATTTATTTTATCATATAATATTTTAATTTCATTTATTAAAAGATCACTTTGCTTAATAGCATCAGTTAATGCATAAGTTAATACAAGTTCATCTTCCATTATTAAAATATAAATTTACTTATTAATAAACAAATTTATATTAATTATTCAATTTTTATAAATTTGTTTAATAATTTTATTGTTATTAAAGTTTTGCATAACCAATAACTGCACATGCTATTCGTTTACCAGCATGACCTGTTGTTAAACTATCTTTTTCATTACCTAATCCACAATCATCTTCATCTGCATGAATTATTAATCCACGACCTATAATATTTGCACTATTACCTCTTAGTTTTATTACATTATCAATTTGCTTATAATTTGCTATACCATGTTTATCAGTTATTAAATTACCTAAATCACCAACATGTCTTTCTTTTGATTCTGGGCCACCGTGATTTTTCTTTTTAGGATTAAAATGTGCACACATACTTTCACATTTATCACTCATATCACCGCATTCATGCACATGAAAACCATGTTTACTATTTTTTTTTAATCCAGATAAATTAATATCAATTATAATATTATTATTTTTTAAATCTTCAGTAAAATAAACAATACCTTTTATTTTGTTAGTATCAAAAACTGCAATAGCTTTAATTGGCTGTTTAGACATTATTTTTATATAAAATAAAAAATATAAATAAATTACTAAAAATACGCATATTGAATAATTATTTTTTTAAAGATTTTAAAGGTATATCATATATATATGAAGTCCATAATACAAAATTTGATATCCATCTATAAACACCCCAACAGTATATATTTTTTGCTTTTGTTATAATAAAAAAATCTATAAAAATATGTATTGCTTTTTCATCAGTTGTTTTTCTTGTATGAGTTGGTTTTTCTAAAAAAACAATTACTTTTTTATTATCATAAATTTGATGTATTTTTTTTTTTAAATTTAATGAATCGCTTAAAATTATACATTTGTTATTATTTTTAATATCATTTTTAATATTATTCTGAAATAAATTAATAAATTTATTATAATCTCCAGAATCGTTAGTAAATACTTGATCACCTAATCTATAATGATAAACATCATAATCATTTCCTAATATATCTAAATAATTTTTTAATGTATCATTGAATTCCGGAGTAAATTCAAAAATATTTTTTATAAATATTTTAATTTCATTATTTATATTTTTTATATCTGGAAAATTATTTGTATACAATAGAAGAATTTCTTCTTTTGATTTTAAAATATAATTTATTATTTTATCATCATGTAAATTTTCATCATAATATATAAATTTATTGATAGGTTTATTTTTTATTATTTCTGAAAATTTATTTGGTAATTTATTTAAAATATACTTGCTAATTCTAGAATTAGAAAAATCAACATATATATTGATTTCTTTTATATTTTTTATTTTCTCTTTAATTTGTAATAATGATATAAGACCTCTTATATTATCTCCAATACCTTGATCATTAATAAATAAAAAAATAATATCCATTTATATATTATTATATAAAATTTTAATAGAGAAAAATTTTCATTTGTTGCTAATGTTGGATCTACTATTAAAATTTCACTTGGAAAATCTATAAAATATATATTATATTGACTTACTGATAAATTTTTATCTAACATTAGAGTGCAGCATCTATAATCATATGGATTATGAGTAAATAATATCTAATTTATATCTATATCAATTGAATAAACTTTATTTATACTTGTAATAATATTTACTTATGTTGTTTCTTCTTTAATTGGTACTTCAATTGGTCCAAATTCTTTAGAAATACTTTAATGAAGCATCTAATTAAAGCCATTATTAATATTTTATTGAAATATATATTATAAAAACAAAATTATAAAAAATTTCAATTTTTATTTGATCTAATTATAGATGATGAAATATCTTTGTATTTATTATTTATTATTTCAGTGAACATGTCACTAATTAATGGATCTATTTTATCTATAATATGGCCTAGCATCAATAAATCTGAAGGTTCTAATATTGATGAAAATGAATATTTATCACTTACATTACAACTTCTTAATGTTCTAGATCCTACATAAAATTCTGTAGAATCATAATACATTTTTAATAAATTTTTAAGCATTAATTTATTATTGTTATTTGAATAAATTGGATCTATCAGTCTTATTGTAGTATCAATTCCTATAGAATATGAAACTCCTGGAAATAATTTTGCTTTTTCATTAAAAGTTGTTGCGTTTGTTAAAATAACTGGATATCTATCTAAAAATGATTCTTTTAATCTTCTTAAAATTTCATCCTTCATTAATAATCCTTTGTCAGCATTTATAATACATAATTCATATATTCCAAAATCTGTTTTTGCTAATTTCATACCTTCATCTAATAAAAATATATGTCCTTCATGAAGTGGATTAAAACTACCTGGAACCATAATTAATTTTCTAGCTAATTTATGAATTGGTACATTTATTAAATATTTACCATTGGGTAAACATAAAATACTATTTACTTTTTCAGAATCTTTTTTTGAACTAATTAAACGATCAATTACATCTATACTATATTGGTAATTTTCTAAGATATAGTTAAACTTATCATTTATATCAATATTGATATCACTAATATCAATAATTCCTAATACAAATCCTATTAGACTAATGATTAAACTTCCACATATATTATCTTCTTCACTTCTAGTTCTATATCTGTCATGTTCAGTACCTTTATATAATTTCAAATAAAATTTATGTTTAATTGATGAAGATTGAATTGTAATATAACAACGATGATCACCTCTTTTCCAAGATGTTGATCCTAATGCAGATGTTACACCAATACCAAAACAACCATCTATATTTTCTAAATCATTTAAATTAGATTTTGATTTTACATATAATTCACGAGCTCTATTTAGTGATTTTAATGCGATTGCATCGGCCATTTCATCAGAAACGAATTGTTTTATTTCATTTGTTTCAATTGTTTCTATAAATTGCCTTGTAGCTTCTTCGGCATAAGGTCCATTTAATTCTAATATTGTATTAGATGCACCTGATTTAGTCATTAATTGAGAAAATGCGGTGAAACCACCACCAGTAATAGATAATACAAATTTATTACCTGTCTCGGCTGTTTTGTTATGAATAGCTTGTACAAGTGATTCCATTTTTTTCTTTTTTATTTTAGACTAATAAATTAATTTAATTTCAATTTTTATATATACATCTATTATAATGACAGAATTTCCTAAAAATATTCATCAGATATGGTTACAAGGTGAAATACATATATCTGAATTAAATAATAAAAATATACAAAAAATAAAAGAGATGCATCCAGATTGGAATTATTTTTTGTGGGATGAAATTAAAATATTAGAATTAATTAAAAATGATAAAGAATTAATAGAAAAATATTATAAATTTATTTATTTACATCAAAAAGTTGATTTTATGAAATTTGTAATATTAAATAAATTTGGAGGAGTATATTTAGATATTGATTGTGAAATAAATAAAAATTTAGATTCATTAGTTACAAAATTTTCAAATTATGATATGATACTTTCAAAACTTCATGATAAATTTAACCCAATAGCAAAAAAAATTACTTGTAATTCTTTTAATTCATGTATTAATAATGGAGTAATATTATCTAAACCTTCATTAGATGTATTTGAATATTTAATTAAAAATTTTAAAACGGATTGTAAATATTATGAATTTAAAATAGTTTGCATTAATAATACAACTGGACCTAACATTTTTAATAGATTAATTAATGATTATATTAAAAATATTAATAAAAGCAAAATATTAATACTTCCTCATAATTATTTAGAACCATGTCTTAATCAAATATGTGACATTGATGAAAATACCTATGTATTACATAAACATCAATTATCATGGTATAACGAAGATCAAAAATATTTATTTGACTTATATTTTAGAAATGAATCATTAATACATACAATAATATGTATTATAATAATATTAATATTTTATTTTACATTTAACTATAAAAAAATTGAAAATTAATTTATTGGATACCATTTTTAAATAAATATATTATAAACTATTACATTACAACCTAATTTAACTATTTAATATGACAGAATTTATTAAAATTTACTCAATTAATAAAGATAAAGATAATGAATCTTCAATTTGGACAAATATCAGATCTTCTGATCCAAGATGTATACAATTTATTGATGAAGTAATGAAGATGTCATATAAAGTACCTTCTACAACTAATCCAATTTTTTGGACAGATTCTTATAAACTAACGCAGTTTAATATGTTTAATGATGTAAAACCTGATGAAAATGGTGAGATGCAACGTCTTACAAATATGTATGCATTTATTGAACCAAGAAAAGGTGCCAAATATCCATATGTAGTTGTTGCTGGTACACCAGAAATTGTTAGAAAATTATCTGAAATTAAAATTACAATAGAACATATTTATGAAGCTATTCATTTTTGTGCTTCTCATTTCAGTACCCCAACTCATGATGGAAGATATCATTTTAATCCTTTACCATGGTTGAAAGTTGTTTTAGAATATGATGGACGTATTCCACTTCTTATCTCTGCAATTCCAGAAGGAACTATTATTCCAATTGCAACACCTATTTGTACCATCGAAAGTACAGATCCTGATTGCGCTCAATTAGTTTCTCATTTTGAAGGTCTTATTCAAAAAGCATATTGGTATCCTACTACTGTTGCAACTAATGCATTATTCATTAGTAAGACCATTAAAGATGCGTTAATTACAAGTACAACTCCAGAAATTACAGATTATATGCTACCATTCTTACTTCAAGATTTTGGTTATCGTGGATGTACATCAGAAGATGCTGCAATTCTAGGAGGTAGTGCTGCACTCTATATTACAATGGGAAGTGATACTGTTCCAGCAATTGTTCATAATATGAATAATATGGGAATTCCTTTTAAGAATAATACTATTGCAATGACTGGTTTTTCAGTTGCAGCATGTGAACATAATCAAGCATTTTCCAGAGGTAAAGATGGAGAATTTAAATTTATTAAAAATCTATTAGAAATTTATCCTACTGGAATTCTATCTGTTGTTGCTGATACTTATGATCTACGCCAACATGTTGAGACTGTTACTTCTGGAGAATTACTTGATAAAATTATGTCTCGTGATGGTACATATGTCATTCGTCCTGATTCACAACTTGTTATTGATGATGGAACTGAAATTTCTCCTGCTGAAACTATTTCTACACTATTTGCTATTTGCTCCAGGAATCTAGAAAAATTTATTACTATTAATGAAAAAGGTTTCAAAGTGCTTCCTGCTCAATACAAATTCATTTATGGAGATGGTTTGGATATTCCCAAAATCAAATGTATTCTTGATAAAATGATTAGTGATGGATGGTGTGCTAGTAACATTGTTTTTGGTGTAGGTGGAAATCTACTTCAAAACATCAATCGTGATACACTTCGTTTTGCTATGAAATCTTCTCAACAAGAATACGAAATTACTAATGTAGATGGAAGTGTTCGTACAGAAATTCGTAATGTAGGTAAAGAAACTCCTGGCAAACAATCAAAGAAAGGTAGATTTCATGTTTCAATGATTGATGGAGTAGTTACTTGCAAAGATATCAATGATTCAAGTGTATTTGGTCCAAATATGCTTATTCCTTGTTACAGAAATGGAATTACATACAATCTACACGAAGTTGTTGGTAATATTGAGGTTATCCGCAATCGAGTAAAAGATGGAAGAGACAGATACTCACTTTAATATAATATTATATATCATATACTCATTATATATAATGTACATATTGTTTAAAATGTAAATAATATTTTTCTATTTAATTTTTTTCTATTTAATTTTTATTTATTTATAATATTATAATGGATAAAAAATATTATTGTTATATTCTGGCTAATAATAATAATTTAACTTATAATGGTTGTACTAATAATTTAAAAAGGAGATTAAGACAACATAATGGTGAATTAGTAGGTGGTGCTAAAGCTACTCGTAATAAAGGGCCTTGGAATTATATTTGTATTATAGAAGGATTTCAAAATAAAATTGATACGTTAAAATGTGAATGGAAAATAAAACATCCTACTGGAAAAAGAAAAAGACCAATGTGTTATTGTGGTATTCAAGGTAGAATTAAATCATTAAATTTAGTCTTAAATCATGAAAGCTTAAAAGATAAATATATAATTTACGTAAATGATGATTTATGTAAACTAATAGATACAAATAAAATTGTTAATAATATTATAATAAAAAATTTAAATGAATTTATGAACTATATAAATACTTCTTTATAGTATCATTAGTTAATAAAAATCTTAAACTAAAGCCTATGGCAAATAATATTACTTCCATCATATAATTTTTGTCCCACTCTTCACACTCTTTAGGCAGATTTACTTTTAATTGACTAAAAACTATTGAAAATAATAAACCAAGTAATATTGTTACTATACCAAATAAAATAGCTTCAAATAATACTGTATGCATTTATATATTATTTACATATAAATATTTTTAGAATTTATTTATTAATTTAACTATATATTTTACAGGAATATTATTTGTTATTTTATTAGAAGTTATAACTAATTCTAATATTATATTTATATTATTATTAAATATTAATTCTAATCTATTTTTATTTTCTAATATATCTAATATTGTTGGTTTATTATTACTATTAATTAATTTTTCATTATTATTACCTAATAAATTATTATATAAATTATCTATTGATATAGAATTTTTATTTTTTATTAAAAAATCATATATATGTTTATTGTATAAATTTATTATATTATTATACACATCTTTTGGCATATTATTGTATGTATAATATATGTTGTTTTTTAGAAAAGAATTTCTAAAATTAAATGTATAATCTCTTATTATATTTAAATACTCATTAAATAACTTTTTATTATTTTGTTTATTAAAACATGTATATTGTATGAATTTTCGCGGTTTTATTGATTTTAATGGTATTTTTATTATATCATTTGTTGACAGTTTTTCTGATAATTTATTTTCATTTATAAAATTACAATAATGATGAATCAATTTAATCTTTATTTTTGTATCTAAATTAACCCAACTATTGTCATTTTTTAATGATATTATTTCTTCTAATTTATTAATAATATCGTTTTTTAATTCTAAATTTAATTGTATCATAACATCAATTATTAATTAATATTATTTAATTTAACTTTATTCATTTTTTATTTTTTAATTCTTTCTCTATAAAATTAACTGTTTTATCATTAGATCTTATTATATTTATTTTTCCACATGATTCACATTCTAAACATAATATTTTTTTAGTTTCATCTAGTATTAATTTTGTATCTGGATAATCACATTCTTTACATATCACAAATATATTATTGAAATCAATTAAATATTGAATTATATTATCGATAGAATATTCACCCTTGAATGTTTGACAATTCTTTATTTTGTCAAATTTTGATGAACATGCCAGTTTATAACTAACATATTTAGTAAAATATTCACTTGATCTATTTATCGATTTACCATAACTCTCGGAATTTTCAAACCATGTTGTTTTATTACCATGTTTTCCACTTGTTGTTATTATTGGATAATCTATTTGATATCTATAAGATGGATCATTTAATGATGATTCTTTTGTTGCAAGATATAATTTATTATTGAAATTGTTATTAAAATTATTATTATTAAAATTCATTATAAAATTTTATTTTTGAATAATAATAATTAATTTCAATATTTTTAATATATTTTAATTATATTAACTATGATTGAATATATTAATCAAAATTTAATTGATAAGAAATATGATGATAAATTACATATCATTATTGTAAAAGATATCAATAATATTATTAATTCATATTTTAATAATATTGATAAAAAAAATCATAATTATTATTATAATTCATTAGATAACATAAAATATGATATTTTTCAAGATTTAGATTTATATTCATTTCTTATTAATTCAATTAATTTTGCAAATAATATTATTAATGAAAATAGTGATAGTATTTTATTATATAAATCTAATATATGGAAAATTTTTATTTATGATAATATGATGTGGAATTTACCTTTCACTTTAGATGATGTTATTTTTATTCCAATTAATTATATTAAATTATCTTATACAAATAATAACTATTTTGAATTTACTAAAACTATTGTACACGAGAGAATACATGTTTCACAAAGACTTAATATTGATATTTGGAATAATTATATTAAACAAAATAATAATGAATGGATTAAAATTACAAATAATTATAATAGTAATAATAATATGTTTGAGTTTATTAAAAAATATGATTTTAATAATTTATTTAATAGTATTAATATAATTAATCCGGATACTTTTTATCAAGATTTTATATATTTATATAATTTTGATAATAATTTATATTATGGATTATTTGTTTTAGTTAATAAACATCCAGTTATTAAATGGTTAAAAATTAATACTTACAATAATAATTTTTATTTTGAAAAAACTAACTTAAATATTAATAATACTGAACACCCTTTTGAATATTATGCCTATAAATTATCTAGTGATTATCTTACAAAATATTCTTAGTTGTTATAATTTCTGATTTACTCGCTTCAGAATCATTTAGTGATTCGTATAATTTAAATATTAAAAATATAATTATTATAGCTACTAATATTGCAATACTCCAATTATCATTAATATTATAATCCATTTATATAAAAATAACAAACAAATAATTTTTTATAAATATATTTATTCATTTAATCAATAATTAATACATAAAATATAATTAATATTAAATATAACGCAAATAATATTATGTAAGGATTTACTCTCTTTTTACATTTAAAATCTTTTTTATTTATTTTTGAATTAATATATTTAGCTTCATTGTTCATCTCTTCAAATTTTTCTATTAAATCATAATTTTCTTTATTAGATTTATTATTTATATTTTCTAACTTCATATTTATTAAATTTATATTATCAATTAAATTAGCTATCATTATATATTAATTATATATTTTAATATATATTTTAATTATTTTCTAATCATCAAAACTATTATGCTACATATTATTAATATTATATACTTGTAATTGTTATTTGAATTACTCTCAAAATTTTCTACATTCTCTATATTAGATGATTGCGAATTAAAATCCGGTAATGGTTCTTTACTATCAATATTCTCAAATATTATTGGCGAATTACCTTTTTCTTGTATATCGTCTCTATAATAATTATCTGTATTGGGCATAAAAGGATATGACCAGGTATATATTCTATCTGGTTTTATTACATCATTATATCTTGGTTCAAAGCTATATAAATATCTTCCATCATACCATGCTTTATTTATTAATTTGTTTGATAATACTGCATTTTTATTTTCAAATTTACTATTCTTTTTTAATTTTACATTATTATCACTATCATCAGTATTATCAGCACTATCATCATCTCTATCATTATCAATTTCTTTATTATTATTATTTTTATTATTTTTATTATTTTTATTTATTTTTTTATCTTTAATAACTTCAGTTGTAACTAAAACAGGTGGAAATTTAAATGGATTTTTTTTATCGTAATTTGGATATTTATCAATTTTATCCGATTGTTGACTTGTGTAATAAAAATTATTAATTGTTTTAGGTACCTTTATGTAATTTTTTGAATTTAAATATCCATTCGTATCTTGTGGATTATTCTTGTAACTTGTTTCAAATAATGGTGGCGTATAATCTAAATTTTTATCAGTTAAATTTGTTATTTCATTTTTATAATTTAATTTATCAGAATATCTTGGTGTAACAACTCCAAAACCTTTATAACTTTTTATATCATTATTATATTTATTATATTTATTTGTAAACATTATTATATATATTATTTATATAGTATTATTTTATTATTTATTATTTTCTATTTTCTATTTATTTTATAATATTTATTTTATTATTGTATATTTGTTTTTATTCAATCTCATTTTCTTATTTAATAAATAAATTAATCCATAAGAAATTATAATTATTATAGATAATGTAATCGGATTTATAATACACACATTGTCGTTTGTAGTTGGTGTAACTGTATATACTGATATTATATCTTTATTTTTATCTTTATTTTTATCTTTACCTTTATCAAAATTCATTTATATTATAACATAACATATTTATTATAAATTTATTATAATAAATATTAAACTATTAAACTATTAAACTAATGGTTTATGAGGTGCAGCATTTCCTCTACAAAATGGACATTTATATGAATATTCTCTTAACCATTTATCAATACATTCTGCATGGTAAACATGTGAACAATTTAATTTTCTAATATCATCGTCATTTTTATAATTATCATTACATATTGTACATTCTGTATTTTGCTCTTTAATTGAATCTTCTAAATTAATATATTTTAATTTACATATTTTATTTATTTCTTCTTGATCTACTACTAATTTAACATCTTCTAAATTTTGTTGATTAGTTTCATTCATTTGTGAATATCCATCGTATCTTATTAATATCATTAAATCCATCCTTAAATTTCTTCTTAAATTAAATTTAATTCTATCTATTACATAATTATAATTCTCAAAAAATATATGATTTACTCCTGAAATTGAATAATTTAATAATCCTATTGTTATTTCTTTTAAAGTATATTCTATGTAATCTGAATATACCTTGAAAATTGTACTATCGATACAATCATTGTTATTATCATAGTATGATACACTCCATAAATATGTATTATTTATTAATGTTAGTAATTCTGGTGTTGCTGTAAATATATTATCATTAGAAAATGACATAATATCGTTTATTTTCTGATTTATTATTGTATTTAATTCATTATTATTTATCATTGATGATTCATTAATATAAGCTATATTCATTATGTTCATAAATATACTAAATAATTCTTGTCTATTTCCTTCATTTTCTTCATTTCCTTCATTTTCTTCATTATCTTCATTTTCTTCATTTTCTTGAGTTTCTTCATTATCTTGAGTATCTTCATTATCTTGAGTATCTTCATTATCTTGAGTATCTTCATTATCTTGAGTATCTTCATTATCTTGAGTATCTTCATTATCTTGAGTATTATCATTATCTTGAATATTTTGATAAGATTGATTATTATTTAAATTACTCATATCTATAATATAAGAATATAATAATTATAATAAAATTGTTTTTAATAAAAATTAATAAATAAAAAATATTTATAAAATATTTAAGTAGAAATATTATTTTTTATAATAATTATAAAAATATAATAAACCACAAGTTAATACTAATAATATAGATAATAAAGTAATAATGTCTTTAAAAAAATAAATTGCTACAATAACTAAAAAAAATAAACAAAGTTGATTCCACATTTTTATATATTATAAAAATATAATTTTTATAATATTAATATATAAAAAAATAGTTTATATATTAATATTAAATGAGTATTAATCTAATTACAGATATATCACCATATTTACCTGATATTTTTATTAAAAATGATATTTTTACTTCAGCTGATCAAACAGATTATAATACTTCCGTTCTTATTTATGATACTATTTTTATTTTTAATTTAGAATCTACTTATTCTAGTGATCAATATAATGATCCTGGATATTTATTATATGGTATAAAAAATACAAAATATACTAAATATGATCTACCATCAATTTATTTTTTTAATTACATAGAAACTAGTAAGTCAAATTCTTTTGCAAAATATTATACAGTAGTAGATGATATTTATGAATTAACACCAATATTATCAAATTTATTAAATAAAATTGGTTATGATACTAGTACAATAGATACAACAAATTTTTATTATGCTAAATTATTATGTAATGATATAATATCATTAAAATCATATACAGTATTATATTTTTATTTTAGTTTAATAGATATAAAAACAATCAATTATAATTTTTTTAATTCAAGTGTATATTATAATAACAATTACTGGAATGTATTAGTATATCCATATATAAGTACAAAAATACCAATTAATTCTTTAAATAGAAATTTAGATATTACATTTAATATTAATGATTATTTATCAGAATCGAAAAATAATTTACAACCATTATCTTTCAACAATACAGATATTATAAAATATTTTGAAAAAATAGATTACAAATATATGGAAAATAGAATTAATTTATTAGATAAAAATAATAAAATTAATTTAATAAAATATTATTCAACAAATATTAAAAATTTTAATGAATTTTTTAATTCAATTGATAAATATAAATCAACTATTTTAATAAACAATAATGAAA